CGGCTCGGTGGCGATGCCGTACCAGGTAAGCTCGGTCATACTCGAAAAGTTGGTGGTGATAACGGGGCAACCGCAGGCCTGCGCCTCCAGAATAGGGAGGCCGAATCCCTCGCCCATCGCCGCGCCAAGGTGCACGTCCGATGCCTGGTATATCAGGGCCATGTAGTTGTCTGAGAGTTGACCAGTTTCATATTTGTACTGGTCTACGCAGCGCACCGTATCCTCTTCCAATTTGATGGTCTTCAAATAAGAGAGGAGGTTGATGCCCGTTTGCGAGAACATGGCCGTGTGCAGATAGAGCATGGAATCCGGGTGCTTCTCGTGGAACATCTTGAAGGCCAGGATATTCTCGCATAGTGCCTTGCGCGACGGAACGTCCTTGTTGGCGGCGACCATATCCGCCAGGAAGATGTTTTCGGGAAGGCCCAGGCGCTTGCGGGCTTCTTTCTTGTCGGCGGGTTTGAATACGTCCAGGTCTATGCCGTGCGGGATATAGGTAGTCTTCACGCCCGCTTCCTGCATAGCCCTTTGCCCAAAGAGACTGTAGGTGACGGGGTAGCTGGACTCTCGCGCCCGCGCTACGACAGGGGGCGGGGCGGGATAATGATCCACGGGGAACCAACACACCCAAGGAACGCCACAGCGCGCCTCGAACATCTCCGGCAGCGTCCAAATGTCCTGTAGCGTGAGCACGATGTCGGCCTTGAAATCCATGACATGATGCCCGATAAGGTCAGCGCCGAAGGGGTGCTTGCCCTTGGGGTACATTTTGATAGGCCCGGCGTGGAGTGGCGCGCCTTCCAACCCATACCACGCGAACATGGCGATGTCATGCCCTGCTCGCTGTAGGCGCGGCAAGAGGCCGCGCATTTGTGTGCCGTAGCCGGTTGGCGCGTGCAAACTGTTGGAACTAGCCAAGATGCGCATACTTTCCTCCCCAAAGTGTAGATTGAAGGGGGCGGGTTCTTCCCCGCCCCCTTGAGGCTACTTGTACACTACGTCCAACTGCACTGTAAGCTGACCAAAAGTCCCCGTGCCCTCTTCATCGTAGTACAGGCAGAGTACATCGCCAGCCGCAATGTCGGCGGCGGTGATGGTAAAGGCTTGCGGCGCGAGGCCAGTCCAACCAACCGTGCCACCCACGGTGCTAGAGATGACCGTAGCAGCCGAACCGTTTGGCCCGCCGTTGCGGAGATGAACACTGAAGTAGTTAGCGGTGTGGGCACTGACATTGTTGGCAACCGTGACATAGGCCGACTTGATAGTCGCGGCCATCGGCGCACGCCAGATAGGGATTTGATCATCCGCAGCCGGGTCGTAGTCAAACGACACGACAACGGGGAACCGAATCTCACTTTGAAACATCTCGTTTGCCTCCTTTTAGCTTGGCTCGGAAGCGTCGGCGGTGTACTTGACGCCAAAGGCGCTTCGCCAGACGCCATGAGCATAGCCCGCGCTGGCGTTGATCTCCCAGACGCGCTTGGAGGCATCTCGCTCGACCTCAAAGGTGGGCGGCTTGCGCACGTCCAACGCCAGGGCCTGGCGGTTGAACACTCCGGCCACGGCGTCATCATTCGTGTCAACACTGATATTGGATGACACGAACCACTGGCACTGGAGCCAATCGCCCACGAAGAAGTCTAGCAGAGCGCGGTTGGCGACATCGCCCAGCAGGGCTTTGGTCGCGGCGGGTTGACCCAGCTCAAGCCAGATGCGATGCCATTGATACGGGTGCAGAACCACGTACAGTGGGTTGGGCGCATTCTGATTGCGCAGATAGGTCACGGCAGCGGCGAACTTGGCAATTGTCGCCGTCCCGCCAGCCCCAGGCCCCTTGTCCGTGCCAAAGCTCGCAAAATCGCCCAACAGGTCAACGTCAATCTTTTTGGCAAGGGCAGCACCAAGCTCCTGTGCAGTGTCGCGGCGCGCATCGTCCGGATCGGTGTCAATGCGCTGATCCGAGAGCAGCACTTGCGCCATCACCTCGCCAGGCGTGAGCGTGGCGTGCAGGGTCTTAGAGAATGTGGTGGGCGAAGTAAAGTCCTCCGCCTCGTCAACAGCGACAGCGGTGATCTCCGGGTAGATGCCCACCTTGCGGGGCATCCAACCCCTAGCATTAAGTTGCGTCACCAGGTTCGCCATGATGTTTGTCTCGCGGGCGACGAACATGGCGTCCTCGTAGATGCTGTTAAACAGGCCGTTCAGATCGGACACCTTAGAAACAGCCATATTACTCCTCGAACTTTACAAGTCTCCCTTGCCCCCACATGTTCGTGCCGGGGCCTCCGAAATATTCGCGCATCCTGTCCTGATCTGTGCGGGCGTTGGGAGTGGGCGACTGAGGAGGATTGATTGGCTGCGGGGTCGGCGCTTGGCGGCGTCTTAGCTCTGGCATCTGTTCCAGTAGTTTCGCCACGGCCTGGGCAGCGCCCTCCACGCCATCCTCTGTTAGAGTAATAGTGGACAGGTCTACCAGGTCATAGGCACGGGTTGGGTGGGCCATGCCAGCTTCGACTGCTGCGTTGGTCAGAGCTGCGCGCAGCCGCGCCTCATTCGCCATCCGCTCTGCTTCGGCCTTTTGGCTCTGCAAAGCGGCCAACTGTTCTGCCAACCGTTCCTGCTCAGTCTTCTGTTGATCCTTGATCTTCTGCAACTCCGCAGCGGCGGCCTTTAGTTGCTCGTAGTCTTTATAGCGTTCGGCCACCTTTTTGCGCTCGCGCTCCAACCGCTGCGCAAGCCATTCTGGCTCGCGCTCTCCGCCTGCGGGGGGCGTTACTGGAGCGCCCGCTGCCTGCTGCGCGTTTGACTGGCCTTGTTCTTCGCCCGTTACCGGCGGCGTCCCGTTAGTGACCAGGTCATCCGACATATTGAATCCCCGTCCTTTCAGTTACGTCATGCCACCACTTTTTGAACTGCGACATCAGCAAGACACGCTGTTCTTCTGGCCCTGGGTTGGGCACTGGCGCGCCCATCTTCCACAAGTCCACGATAGCATCCTCTGCCCACGGCCAACCGCGGCAATAGGGCAGCAGCGCGCGGCGCAGCTCTCGTAACGTCACGATACGCGGGAGAACATCCTCTAGCGATGCTAGCTCTACCATAACTGTATTATACCACACCCCTTATGTCTAGCGCGCAAGGCGCTCCAGCGTGTCCCCCGTTTGGATGCCCGCCTCCGCCGCCAGGCGTCGCAATTTGCGCGCCGCCTTACGGCGTTCCTCTGGCGGCGCTTGCACCTGATTGATGCGGGCGATGGCATTGCGGATGGCATTTTTGTTGTAAGGGCCATTTGGCGTGGAGCGCACGGGCAACTTACACTTTCCCTTGACCTTTTCTTCACCCTCGTTGAGGTCAATTAGACAGACGGCACAATAGTCCTCGGCGCTCAATTCGCTCTCAGGACTACTCCAGGGCGCATCGGTGAATGGCATTTTACACCTCCAACTCGTCAAGGCGTTTTAGGACATAGTGTTTACCCCACTGGTCGTATTTCACCTTTAGCATCTCGTGCAGGGTCACTCGCCCTGATTTCCACAGGTCATAGCGTTTTGGCCCCAGTACGGCGCGTTGTTGCTCATCGGGCAGAGACAGAAAGGCCCTCCCGCCCTCTGATGGCGCGTTGGCATAGCGCGCATAGCACCTACCGTGTGGGTGGTCAACGAACGGCTCTCTGATAGGGAACCACTGCCCATCCAATATCCAGCAGATGGAGCAAACGAGGTCATCTTTCATGGTTTCCCAGACCCAGCCACGGACAATCTCTGGGTAGGCCCTGCCCACGGCCAGATAGCCGATCTGTTCTGCGCGATGCGCCTCATTGAGCAGGGTACGCAGAGCCTCTTGCAAGGGTTTGCTGAACAGTTTCTCGATTTCGGCCACAAATCCGCGTGCGTGGTGGTTAGAGCGCAAGAGCAATAGCAGGGCCAGGGCAATGATCTTGGCTTGTTTAGATGCGAAGGGGCGCACCGTCTCGCGCCGCAGTGGGTTGCGCGCATTCATCTCTTCGATGAGTCCGTCCACATCGGGGAAGTCCTTCTCTATCTCGGCCTCCCCGCGGGCCACACCCCTGCGCACAGC